GACTGCGAGTGGCAGTTTCGGTGTCTTCGTTGGCGCAGAAGGGACACCAATCTTAAAGGTCTTGGCAACCGGTGGCGGAGGTGTCGTCCGGGTCTTGGCAACCGGTGGCGGAGGTGTCGTCCGGGTTACGTGTCGCTTACCGGTTAGAGCGTTTGCTTGCATTTCCGTTTCGTTGCAAGTAATCTCGGGGATTCGGCACTTCTTCAACCAACACTGAATGCCATCGTTAAGACACTTGTCTCTGTCTCCCCAAGCAAGCGCCGCTTCTTGTGGATAAAACACACTGCCAAAGATTCGCAATACAGTGGCGTCGTCAATGATGCCCGAAGTCTTACATTTTTGCTTGAGTGACGCGTAAAAGGGTGTGTCCTTGTAACTTTGCACGTGTTCATCGTCAGTCGGAACAACACCGTGATTCGCACCGGTTGGTCGTCGCACCGGAGGAGCAGTTGTTCGCACCGGAGGAGCAGTTGTTCGCACCGCTGGCAAAAGTTGTGCCCACTGATTGTTTGTCGGAATGGAAGCAGAAACGGTCGTTTTCCGAGAACGGGCACGGGTGTTCATCTTCCGTGTAGTCGCAACGGCAGGTGGCGTGCTTTCTGGAATGGCAAAGACCTTCACAAAGGCGTGGTATTGTCCTTCTTGTACCCACACAATACACAATTTGCGGTTGTTGTCACACAACACCTCATCGGGTACACGGTGTCTCGCACACAGAAAGGAAAGTTTCGGGTTTTTCGGGTCTGGACGACCAATTGCCCCAGATTTTGACCAAACCTTAAACTTTGAGTTTTTGCCATTGGCGGTATCACCCATTCGTTGTGCGATGCAGTACCCCTTGGGCAACGGAAGACTGGTCGTCTGTTGACTCCGTCTTTGTCGTCTGAGTTGATTGATCTTATCTTGGGATAGAGACTGTGTGTTCATTGAGTAGCGAGAGTCTTGATTTTTGTCTGGAAATGACTCGGTGTCGATTTATGTGAGAGTCGGTTGGTAATACTATTTAACACCAGTTATTTAGAATAAATCATTTTTTTTTAAATGATTTTTAGGAAAAGAGTGAGTTCTACATAATTGTGCACCGATAAATATCTAAGATACAATGTAAAGTTTCGCAATGAGACCTTCTTCCTCCAAAACAAAAACGGCAAAGCGACCCAAACGGAAAGTATCTGCACCTAAAATCAAGAAGGCATCCAGCGTGTCTGCCACGGTTTCCAGGGCGTGGAAGACCTTTTATAACTATGTAAGATACGCTTTCACGCTTACCGGGACAGCATTCGAACGAGCGCTCGTGTATGCGGTGAAAACGTTTTACAACGCTTTCGTAACCCTATTTAAAGTGTTGTTCTATCCGTTATTGTTGGTAACCCGCTCAATTCACTACGTCACCAAGAGTGTCGCAACGTTCTTCATTACGCAATGGAAGCGCGTAATCGGCGTACTCTTCATTGTGTTTGCGACCACCATGACACTGGATGAAACCAGGTTCACATCGTTGGTTACCGAACCCGAACCCGAACCAGAACCGACGGGAGGACGAGAGTCTGGCGAGTCTACAATGGACGGTGCGCACCAACAGCAACCGCCCAAAACGGTGCACCACCATCGAACGATGCAACAAAAAACCAAAGCGTTGCAACACACGATGTTACACGATTTGTATGTTCCGTTACTCACTTTTGTAACGATCGGGTTGCCCCAATTGACGTACGAAATGTTACGCATCTGGCATTTTGTATTAGCAGATGGAGCAACCTCTTTCGTGGATATGTTTGTGTCCAGTTTGCGCTTTGCAAAATCGCTCCTACCGGAGTCCCTTCAGTCGTGCATGCAATGGCAAGCGTTAGAGTCTGCCTCGTTGTCCACTCGACTTGCCCAAAGTCGTTCCAAACAAAGAACGACCGACCCCTTATTGCAATCGTACGTGTCTGCCTTGCAAACAATCGCAAAGAAGACAACCCAACTCACCGCCACAGCACGGTCTTCAAAGTTGGATGCAGCGTCTCATCAAAAAATGAAAGACGCATGGGTGAATAACATCAACGATGTGTCTGGCTTACAAACAATCGCACAGAAGACAATCAAACTCACAGACGCGACAAATTCTTTAAAGTTGGATGCAGAGTCTCGTCAAAAAATGAAAGACGTGTGGTTGGATATCACCCATGATGTGTCTAACACAACAAATCATGCAGTGTCCAAATACATAAATGGAAATGTGCCGGCAGACGAGTACACGGATGTCCGCACGCTCACCTTGCGAAAGGCGGTCAACCAGTTAACTGCCGAACCGTTGTCTCTCTTTCGCACATACAAACACACGTATTGGTTTACCCGAACCGCCAAAGCGCCCACCGTTCCGACCAAGGTGGCATCAAAAGACATACAACGAAAAATAAAAAAAATATATCAAGCGGGTTCGAAGAAGGTGTCCAAATACATGTTCGGAAAAGACACACCCGAAGACATAACGGTTCAGAATCTGTTGCACATCTATTTTGGTATTGTTGCGCTGAACGGAGTATCCTCCGGAGCAATCGAAGGTGTTCGGAACGTGTGCTTTGATCAGTCATACACCTTGTCTTCACCTGCATTCGCAGCACGAACGCATATGACAGAAGAAGTTATTCCAGACACATTCTTTTAATCAGACAGCTCCATATCTCAACTATATCAATAATGTGTGCGTACCCACACCCCACACCACACACCACATAGTAGTTGTTCGGGCACTACTTACCCATTACGTGTGTGCAATAAATGTACACAACAGTTATCATCAATAATGCACACAGTATAATGTATAGTTGTTTCTGTGTGATATACCCCTTTGTTGCACAATACGAACCGATGCATGTCCCGATGAGCGAACCCACCGCAAGTGCAACTGACTCCCATAACAAGAAGTGGTTCGTTTTGTAATACATATATAGCGAAGGCAGTGTCTGTGGTACCAACTGTAGAAACAACCCAGACGCCACTGCTTGCTGGATCGTGAAACCATTGTACAACAGCAGTGGTATCATCACAACGCCTGCCCCGATGCCAACTAAACCAATAAAGTACCCGGAAAAGACACCAATTGCACAAATGCTGATTGCGGTAGTGAATGATATCATTCGTTATATATCAACTGATTTTGTATAAGTATAGTAATAATAATATACGTATCATAAATATATACTAATCTAATCCGGATTATGTATGACACACATTTCCATATGAGTGGTTGACTGATACGTTAACGTATTGGTACTCATATCGTTTGAATCAGATGTTGTATATACGAATATACTATATTTTTTTATAATTTACATTATAGTAGGTTACAATCATATTCAACATGACAGGTAAACAAACAAAGAGCACCCCAACACCACCCGCTACTATTCACATTTACACGTACGGGTACTGTTCGAACTACAACAAGCGTGGTGCCCGGGCAGGAATGGGTATTTACGTCCGGGACACATCGGTCGACGATGCGCAGAATCGCAGTAAACTGACCATACTAGAAGAAAAACAAACCAGTGAGGTGGCCAGTTTGTTGGCTGTCGAGAAGGTCGTTGAATCTGCAAAGAAGCGCACACATATAATGTATCCGTATTTTAACAATCCTTCCCACCGAGTGGTACTGCACGTTGACACACAGCTGACAGCCGAGATGTGCACCGGAAAAGGCGAGCAACTGGAGAAAGAAGGGTTCCCACCACGCGCAAGTATTGACACCATCAAGCGGGTGTACACCCTAGTGAAACCCTTGCGCGCGTCAGGCGTGCTGCGCGTGGTGCACTCCCAACCGGAAAGGTTCAAAACCGATTACGAAGGCACTCAGTTGGCCAAGCGACACGCGAAGAATGCAGTCCAGCGAGCACACGACGGGGACGAGGGCGCACGACGCAAATACTACGATATGAACAGTGATTTCGGACCGTGTATGTACGACGATGGACCGATCATATATCTAGACGTCCCACCATACGAGTACACATACGCCCGTTCGAAGGGTGCGTGGTGGGACAACACAAAGAAAACCTTTTTTTTGTACGAAAACGACGTCGGGTGTCATTATGATATGACACGGGTGGATTACATCAACTTGCGGATTATGTTTGAGTAAATGTGTACACATCTGGATTGGATCACACTGTATGCACACTCAGAACGGGACGACGTGCTTCAATATTTCACGTCAGTATATCAGTATCCCAAAGATATATAATAACACATCTGTGTATATTTCGTATAATAATAAATGGTATGCGTAGGATTTGGTTGAATCATTTCTGGTACGTGGCGATACACGCTTGAAATGCGTCGTACGAACCTCCACAGTGGAGTTGCTTTCGTACGCAACGCATATAAAAACTTTTCAAGTACGCACGCTGATACGGTACGTGTGCGATACTTCTACTGGTCGTTTCCGTTTCAGTTTCAATTTTACCAACAGTTGTGGATGGTGATGGTGTAGCAGGGTTCACCGCAGTGTTTGGTGGGTCGGACGACATACAGATTTGCTATCAGTATTTCTTTTTAAAGTATTCGTACTACCCATTTGTGTTGTTTATTTATTTATTTATAGGCGCTTTTTAAAAGACTGCAATTGATATCAAATATTTCTTTTTACCGTAAACCGCTAGAATCGTTTACACCAAATGTCTTGCAGTACAACTACATCCACTACGTGTAACACGGTGGCAGCGTCGTGCACGTGCTGCCACGTTCAAAATGTGACGGTTGACAACCAGTTGTGTGTCGGTAACGAAACCATCCTGCGCACGTACACGGCTGCCGGTGGCGCATTACTCGTGCAGAATGGTTGCTGCACCCAAACGAGTGGCAATCTCGCACACATCTGTGGTGAGTCAGGGCAAATCGCATTGAACGTTGAGAACGGCAAAGTACAGATTGACCCGAATGAAGATCTGGCAGATACAACCACCGGTGTCAGCATACGCAACAGCACCATACAGACGGGTGGTCAACTTGTTCGGATTACTGGGACCGTTGGGCAGACTGCACTGCAAGTCGCATCAGGGGATACGGACTTGAACACGGGGACGACGACGGTTGCCACGCTGACAGACGGCACAGCATATCAAACTGGTGGTCAGTACACCGGTGTGAGATCCATTGTTATCGACCCAGACAGTGTCGGGGGTGGCGGATTAACCATTTCAAACAGCACCGCACAGACAAGTGACCAACTTGTTCAGATCAATGGGACAACTGGGCAGACTGCACTGCAAGTCACAGCAGGGGATACGACACTATCTGGTGTAACCACAGTTGCATCACTCGTGATTATTAATCAACCTTCCCCCACATCCGCCGGCGATACGGGGGAAACAGGTGAAATCAGGACAGACAGCAATTATATATATGTATGTATAGCAACCAACACTTGGAAACGAGTTGCAACAGTCACGTGGTAATTATATTACATTTTAGTTTTAGTTTTAGTTTTAGTTTTAGTTTTAGTTTTTTGCATACATATTACACTATATTACTACGCGTAATACAGCATCATAGACAACATACACACAAATAGATACATCGTCATCCACTTTTCATTTTGTATCTCTTTGTGTTGTTTCCATTGTTGGGTGGTGAGTTCGGAAATCTGCAATTGTAAATTATCCACAACCTGCTGGTACTTTTGGTCGCACGTCTCTGTATCTGCTTTCGATTGCCGTGCGCAGTTTAAAACGGATTCGCTCATGTTTTCAATCTGACTCGTAATATAAAACACTTTTTTGTTAATAAATGCACACTCTTTCTGGAAGATATCGGCGGTTGTGTATAACCCGGCAAACCGAGCATCACAATCGTCCGTCCATTCGGTGAGCGTCCCTTTCATCTTCTGCATTTCATTGTGTGTGTCGTTCTGGTTCGTGTTTGCATCCGCTTGATAACACAGAAGAAGACGTTCAGTATTCTGGACCGATTTTTGTAGCATTGTATCATTTTGAAAGTTCACGTACACTCGGTGGAACTCGTGGACACACTCACACATTTCTCTACATCTGGTGGTATCTGTTCGTAGTACATACTTGTAAATGTTCTCGTGATTGATAACCCAATTATCAGTATACGCAACTTGCATGTTGTGTATCGTGCGAAATGTCCAGTTTTTTAAAAAGAGAAGGCGGCATTCTACGCAAATCTGTTTCGTGCCAGCATACGTATGATACGAATATACCATCACCGGTTTGTGTAAGAATCCATCCTTTTTCAGCGTTTGTAACTCGTTGTTAATCTGCAATTCGTGTATGTTATGTTCCCCATTAGATATGATGGTGACCGCATTTTCCCATATCTGCGCATCAAATGACGATTCGGTGTCTTTCGCAAATGGTGTGTCGCTGCAGCGGATAGAGATGTCGGAGTGGTGTTCCATGGTCAAGATGACGTTCAATCTGATGGTCAATCTAATGCAGGTGTACAACCGATCAAACCCGAAAATAAACGAATGGTCGAATGCTTTATGTCGGGCAAGATGGTTGAGGTGGTGGGGGTAGGGGTGTCTTCTTATATTTTATTATTATAATAATGCCGATATCAAAAAAAAATGTGCGCAACAACACCGGAAATAATCTGGTGTGTACGCAGTAATTGTAAAACCAAACTGTATTTAGAGTATACGAATGGGTTTGAAAGATTTATATTTGTCGGTGCAGGGGCGCTTGCCAAATGCGAGTGTCGTGCGGTCGGTGATGCTCATACTTTTAATGCTTCTTCTACTATTGATTGTGTCCGTGATAAAATTGTCCAGACACCAGCACCGTTTCTGGGTCAACAAACCGGTGGCGTTTGCGTCGGTTCTACCAATACCGGCAGGGGTGATAACGCATCGCGACGACGACGACGACACCCCAGCGACCGGCGAATCGGCACACAACGATACACTTCCAGATGAGTACGAAATCAGACACATCAAAAGCGCGTCCGCAATCGCAACAAACCCAGCGTACACTGGCGTACTGTCGGCACTCTGGAACACCCGACCAAGTGGACACCCGACGCACGCATACAGTCGATTGCCTTTTGCGTGCACCCCCCAAGACGTGTCGTCGCGTTTGCAACAACCGTACTGCGAACTGTTCCTCTTGCTGAGGCAGAACCAACTCGTTGGGACGCTGGTGTGCGCCCCCACTATTTTGGACACCCCCGTTGAGAATAGCAAGCACGCGTACATCGCACAGCAGTTGTTCGTGCACCCGGAGCATCGGGGCAACCGTCTCGCCCCGTGCCTGATGAACCGCGCCATCGATGTTGCCAGACAGCGCCACCAGTGCGAACCCGTGGTGCTGTTCTCTGTCCCGTGGGTAGAAAGCATTCCCAGTCAAAACCGTTTGCCGTTTGCACACGTGTCTAAGTCGATGCGCGTCTACCACAACTACCGACCCAGTTTGCTGTTGGATCCCGAGACCGAGGTCAGTCACACGCGAGTGCGCGCTCCTGCAGAACTGCCAACGCGTGCATTTGAAAGCAGCGATTCGCACATTGCCGGAGGTGCCACACTCGAACTGAGCACCGAGACACAGGACCACGCCAAGTATTGGCAGTACGTGCTGCAGCAGCCCCAGCACGTGGTGCTGTCGGTTGGCGGGACAGATTGGATACACTTGACACATCTCAACCAAAATCCACCCACCGAAGCAAGTGACGAGACACGCGCAATCTCCGACTGCCGTGTTATTTTGCAAGGGTTTTCGTTTCGCAGCAATGAATTGGAAAATATTGTCCCACACCTCTTGATGTACCTACAAACCGAATGTAAAAACGAACCCGTTGTAACGTTGGTCGTGTACGAACCGTTAGCAGCACTCTTTGATGCGCATTCGCAGTTGCGCAACGAACCCCAACACAACGAATGGATAGTGTATGATGCACATTTTATTTATATGTATAATTATAAATTAAGTGAACAACACGTAGTTGTACCGTACACAATGCACAGAGATATATTCTAATATATGTGTTGGTATATTTGTTTGAGATTGATAAAATAGACACGATACGAATCGACACGAGACTTTTATCATACCCGCACAACGTCGCTTATGTGAAATGATCTGAATAGTGAACACCCGTTCTTTGTATCTTGTGTGCAGTGGAGTACTCTGGTTGGCACTTAATAATGAAATGCAGTCGTTTTCGCGACCGTGTAGTGTGTGCGCGCAAACGCTTGAAACGCCGTTGCAGACATCTTCGCATAAGACGAAATGCGGACAGCATTCGTTGAAGGAACGTCAATCGTGAGACATATGGGTGGTATACGCACAGAGGTAGTAATCCATTCGAAATAAGACTATACCATTCGTCGTACATTAAGTTACACACATTATATTGTGTGCCTTCAACCATCAGGTTTTTCAAATCGGAAGATACGATTTTGTGCACATTCCAACGCCACTTGTGCTTTGCTCGGTATAAGAAGGCGTCGAACTCGGTCGGGTCACTACGTATCAACCAGTGATGGATAACCAGTGTTTGGTGTGTGCGCATAGACCGCAGGCGTGTCTCCATCTCTGGGTGGGTTTCAAACGCCACTAAATAGGAATGTGGAAAATTGCGGTTTTCCACAAATTCGAGGTACGCATCAATCGGTTCAACCAGACGATAGTGTGTGAAGGCAGTTTGCAGCGTGTGGGTGAAAACCGTTTCGTTTTCACAATTTGCCAAAATGCCGCACATACTCTTCGCTTTCAGTTGATATGGTAATTCAAACAACGTCGCTAACAGCGTGTTTGAAGCAAACGATTCAAATGGGTTGTGTGACCGACTGAACGGTGTGTCCATATGGAGATGACACGACCATTCTTCCACTACGATGTTGATCAGATTGCTCTTATACGTGAGCAATTGTGGGCACAGTGCATACATTTGTGCGAATCGTTCGTGTGCTTGTTGTGGGTGGAACAGCGACAACCGAACCAATGCAGTGATCATACTTGTTCCCGATTGCGCAGAGATCCAATCCCGGAGCGTGTCATCCTTCTTATCCGTCTGTAGAGCAGAGATGATATAGTTTAAAATACGAGAATCTGTATTATACAAAGAAAGTGTAAGTGGATTGTCCTGACGTTTCGTACAACCACTCACACAGTATATATCAGAATTGGTGATCATTTGACTGTTGCTCTCTTGACGAACCCATTCTACCATTTTGAAATCGCACCACCGAATGACGTTTGCAACGAATGTCCACTTTTGTTTATCCGTAAATCGCACGTTGAGTGTGGTCAATAACGTTTTATTCTGATGCAAAGTGAATAGAGTTGAGTAGGGTATCTCATATTCTCGGTCGTATGAGAAATACGTAATTGTATCTTCTGGTGTGGCAGCATTATTTGCTTCAATCGATTGTATGAAATATGCCCACACGCGTTGGGTGAGTGTGTAACAAAACGAAGACCGAACAAATAATTGTAGGAATAATACCTCTCCGTACAGTACGAGTGAACACCAGTTCCGGACATCCATTCTCGCTTCAAATACGTCCATAACGTGTGAGAACATTTCGAAACATTTTTGTTTTGCTTCTTTCGGTTTGGATACATACACTTGGAAATCGCTAAAAATAGCAGAGAAACATTGCCACCAGATATCAATACTTGGGGACACTTGCGTATATCGTTTTTCGTACACAGCATCAAATAAATCGGAATCGCACATCTTGCATGCTCTATGTATCAGACGGTTGTGATTCCAAAACGACGCAGAATTGGAATGCTGTAAAAAGAGTTTCAACACTTTGGCGCAATTCTGCAAATACAGGGCTTCGATAGTGGTTGCGACCGCGTCGTGGTCATCAAACGGGTAATAATTCAGTTGTTGTGTAAATTGCTTCAAAAACGATTTGTGGGCAGGTTTTGTTATCGCACAAAACAACTCCGATTGGTCCATGATTGAACCTACAAAATCACACTCCCACATATGTTCAATGTAGCAATGGCGTAGAAGTTGGTGTAACACACCGAAATGTGTATACATTAAACTGGCTTGGTGTAAAAAAGAAATCGCAACGGGGCGTAAATGATTCCACGAAGAACACACAAACCACGGGTATTTGCATTCGACCAGGTGATAAATCCACCTTTTGAGGAGATCGTCATCTTGCCACAAAGTGTGATGTTCTTCAATGGATTCATCAATAATCTGTTTGATCATATCATAGTGTTGGGCACATCTCTGGTTTGTTGCACTCACACATTTTTCTTCCACGAGATAAAACAGTACTTCGTCGCACCAGATGTCTACACTGCGATCCTTCACCGATTCTAAAAATAAATCGGTTTTCCCAGTGTCAAACAGTTCCATTATGTGCGAATCTGAAATAATCGTATCCATCTAGGACGATTTGACACTTCAGATATATTAATGAGATTGTGATGCAGCGTCTCGGTGTGTGTGTGTGTGTGTGGGTGTGTTATCTTATTTCTTTTATTTATTTAATGGAAAAAAAATGACTGCGAATTTGTAAGTGCGTGTGTGTCAACCATAACTAGCATTGACCACCATCCGAAACCGTCTTTATTTCACACCTATTTCCAATCCCGTATGACCAGTTGCGCACAACCAATGCAAATCACGTTTGAAACTGCAAACCAGACTCCGATTGCGGTGTGTTTTAATCACACGGTACATGGAACCAAACACTTTGTCCATTACGGAGCAGTGAAAGGGTCAGCGCGAACCCGACACGAATTGGATATGCCTTGCAGTCGTCCGGTGTACGAGTCGACCTTGAGACATCTTGCAAGAGAGAGACACTCGACTTATCCGATTGTTGCTGAAATCTTTCCGATGGAAGATGGTGAACGTGTAACAGATGTCGCAGATGTACACGAATATGAGATTTTGGAAGCGCTTACTCTGCCATACAAGGGTTCGACCCTTTTCTGGGAAAATATTATTCACTCTCGCGGATTACACGACACAAATCGGAACACAGTCTGTTCGATCCCAATGATTCTGGAAGATACGTATCGTCAACTAAAAAATGGAGAACTTCTTGAAGACAAACAATACCGTGTAAAGAAACTGTCAGAACACTTTGAACATCGTTTCACACTGTCGTGTCGCACAGCATTCACGGATCACAGTGATGTTATCGTGTATGTTCAGACAATTCAAACGTCCACTGCTCCACGACTGTCGGTTGAAGAGATTGACACAATATGGGCAGAATCAAAAGAGAGACTTCTGCAGAATCCAGAATTCGTGTGGGATGTTCCGAAGGATGTGTTTCTCAGTGAATATAATGTGTCAGTTATGCCCCACACATACTAAAGGGTGTTGATACGGTGGGTTGTTACAAATGTTCATTATATGTATTTATATCTATAATAACTTTTCCATTATTTTTCCATTATTTTTGAGCACGCAATACACATTCGGGTTTGCACAAAAGTACACAGTATATGATGTTTACTTTTATGTATACTTTGCAACCGTTTCTTTTTTTTTTTATAGTTCTATACTATCAACAAAACATCCACTCTAATTATACAATGCTTTCAACTTGTGATCTACTGCTATCCGTTTTGGTTGGCCTATTAACCGTCCTCTACCTTGCGTTTAATGTGTACCGAAAGCGGTGGTCGGCAATCGTTTCGTTTATAGTCATTCTGGTTGCGGTCGGCACCCTTCGTGGATTCACATCCATGACACACCAAATGTGTTGTGTATGTGTGTTAGTCGCGATCGTCGGTTCAAATGTGGTGGCACTCCCACAAACGTCTATGGCAACTTCTCAGCATACGGTTGAATCGTTCGCAAATAACGACGCGTCGGATGAGGTTGACGATGACGCAGCAGCAGATGACGACGCGTCGGATGACGAAAGTGATAGCACGCATCACAAGAAGGATAAGAATAAGAAGAAGAACACGGACAAGAAGAATAATACTCATCCCAAACCTGCCAAACCTGCCAAACCTGCCAAACCTGCCAACCGCAAAGAACCAACGGAAGAGGTGGATAACTTTTCCACTTTTATGGAGACCTACAAGTCTCTCACGCCTGACCAGATTGAAACGATGACGACGGACACCCAAGATTTAATCAGCACCCAACAGGCGTTGATGACTACCGTTAAAAGTATGACACCGGTTATTGCGCAAGGCAAAGAAATGATGGACACGTTCAAAGATTACTTCGGTCCGAGCAGTTCGTCAGAGTTGTTGAAAGCGTTCAAACCAGACAAGTGATCATTTCCAAAAAATAATAGATTATAGGTAGACTACATTATAATAATAATATCAGTGGTGCAATATAATGACAGTTTGTGCCGCAATAAACCACACACCGATTGCCATACAGAATGCGACTGGCAAATCGTTGCCGGCAAACGGGCTGCAATGCTCGTTGACGTGTCAGGTGAGTTTTGATTATGCCCGACCACGCTGGCGAATGTCTGCCGTCAACATCACAAACCCTAAACCGGATGCGAAAGGCACGACCCAGCAGTTATTGCGTTTTTATGTGTCCAATATGAACGAACCTGTTAAGAAGGATGTGGTGTTCAATGGTCGCGACTATCAACTCGAGTTCATAGAGTTCTACGAACAGTCGATTCACAAAATCCCCGTGGAAGGCGAAACGAGTTCGTACCAGTACCCGGTTGAGATGGTGATGTATCATTCTTCTCAGAATGGTTCAACCACACCGGGTGGTCCAGTCGTCGCACCGTCGACCGATTGGTTGGCCGTGTCGGTGTTCGCCTTGCCTCAGAATTCGTACAGTTTGTCGAACACGTTTTTTTACCAACTCCTTAACACCACGCTGGTCGTCCCGAGCACAACCACCGACGCGAGTGGCAGCAACTATGCCGTCAACAGCAATATATTAAGCGACACGTCCCCATCTGTAATGAATGTTTCGTGGAGTCAACCAACCAACATAACCCAAGCGGTTGTCAACCGACCAAAGACGGGTGCATCGGCAACGAGTGGCGTGTCGCCAGCGATCCAAATACAAGTCGGTCAATTCTGGAGTCCCTACCAAGTGCTTCCGGCAAACAAGGCCTTCTACAGTTACACCGGCACATTTCCGTACAGTGCGTCGCTTGCAACTCCGAACTATGCCAGCCACAACACCTTCACGTGGCTTCTTATGAAAAACCCGGTATCTATGTACAATGGCGAATACAGCATTTTGCAACATTTATTTCAGGGCGAAGAGTTCGCACTGAATCACAGTGCCAACTACCCAACGCCGTGCATACAAAACAGCGGTAATATTATGTACAACGATGGCGAACTGGTCGGTGGGAATGCCGACCAAGATAAATTCTATGTGAAATGTGTCAGCAAAGAAAGTCAAGAGTTCGTCAAATCGTTCACCCAAGAGGAAGAGATCCACCAACTCCAAGAGTTGTCGGATCATGCTTCGGCAGGGTCGATGTTCACCACCTACCAACCGCCTGTCTCACCGACATCGGGTCTGGTGTTCTGCGTAGTGTTCAGCTTGGTGTTTTTCGCGATGTTCGCATCGGCCAGTTGGGTCGATGCGTCCACGCAATCCAAATCGGCCGATGGAATCACGACTATGCAGCAGAGTATGATTGCGTTGTTGTGTATCGGTCTGTTTGTGTTGTATGGTATGTCTTTTGCGACTGCCTCGTGGATGGTTGGGGCACAGCTATTTGCGATGCTTTTTTGGACCGCTTGTTTGGTGGGTTGGACGTCCTTCGCAATGCCCAGGATAAATACATATATGTATAATATGTTTAACCATGGACCAGCGTACAAAGCGATGGGTGTACTAATGGCTTGCTGCAGTTTCGGACCGTACGCACTCATTTTACTATCCGGTCTGAGTTCGGTTCTGTTGAACCCGATGTTCAACCTCAACGGCCAGATCCGGTCGACCTACAGCTATTACTACACGGATGTCGCAACGAATCCGATAAACCCGACCTTCTATATTGGCGTGAAGGCATCGATCAGTATTAATTTTGCCGGATACAATCTGGATTACAGGTCGATTGGCAGCAGCACAAATACAGGGGGTGATACCTTATTTGTTCAAATCCCGCCGGATTTTTATAATCCACAGCGGGGCAACCCGACCGCTGCGACAAGCAGCAGCACCTCACCACCGACCACCCCCCAATTTATGGAATATAACACAATGCCTTCCGCGTTTCACTTTGGGAAACCCAGCTCCGGCACTGTCCCCACGTATGACCCGAATCCGTCCACCGCAAATATTAACAATATGTTGCTGATCCTCGGACTGTATGATACAAATATGAAGGCAAATCACACCAACCCGCTGCAGATTTTCGTCAATGCGGCAATGCAAGCAATGCGCATCGCAAATGTGTATCCGAAAACGTTTTATATTGAACCGGCAGATTCGTCCACCGACACGAAACCGCCTGCCGCGCCTGCCGCACCTCCCAAAGTGATTACAACCCTGCAAACCCCTGCCGACTTCGCATCCGAATTGCTTAATGCCGGATTGCCCCCAACTGCGTCTGCGTCGGCAGGAACGTATTATGATTTGGTTACGCTGCTTACTACCGGTTTCCCAGATGCACAGCAATATTCCGAAACGGCCAAAACCGGTGCGTAAATAAATAAAACCGGTTCATCGTTGTAAGAGTAAGAGTCAGAGTCAGAGTCAGAGTCAGAGTCAGAGTCAAATTTCGATTCGTGGTGAGATTCGTGGTGAGATTCGTGGCACGTATCTGCTTCATTGCTCAACAAACTTCGCATACGAACCATGCGTCACATTCTTTTCAAATTCGGATTCAAATCTGAATTGCATTGTTTTCATTAACTGAGCAATCTTTTCGTTGCCTTTGCCCCCGTCCAACTGGTTGTAATACTGCACCCAGGGCAAATAGGTGAACATTGCGGGATTCGTAGACAACCGTGCCTTTTGCTTTTGTACAATACCCAGTAGACATTGCAACTGCTTGACATAGTCGTGTTCGCCAATCTGCTGTTGCTGCAACACGGTTTGCAATACGTGGGGGTAGTGACTCTTCATCTGCGACGGGCGAACGTGCTTGTAAATCACTTGTCGGCGCAGATTATCAGCGAGCGTTCTGCCGCTTTGGAGTTGTATTTGCATTTGCTTTTCCGGTTGCTGTTGTGTATGGTGTGTGCCGTGTATATGCAAAGGGTATTTTCCGCCGACGTATATGTTCCGGGAAACAGCTGCGAACGCTTTTGCCACACACACTCTATCGGACACCGTTTTCGGTCTGGTGTTGAATTGCAATTGTGGTAGTATCATTTCCGAAAGCGTCGTGTACGATGTCGCATCCACCACCAGTTTGTTTACACACAGATATACGTCGTTGCGTTCGTACAATTCGCTCGTATTCTGGAACGTTGTCCAATCAAACATGTTATGAATGTGCATCTTACGTTCGTTGACCAAGCGGAAGACCCGTTGCAATTCGGGTGTGCTCAGGGGCGAGGTGTGTGTGTTCAGTTTCGGGCGGAAATCCGAACGAGGCATTATACCGCGTGTCACATTTTCACGGGTCAATTGAATGTGTGGCAGAAACGACCGGACCAACTCGGCTTCGTTTTGTTTTCGTGGGATCATAATCTTTCTATCGAGTTGCATCAACGTATCAATCTTTTCTTTAATCGCACCCAATGCACACGAAATAACTTTTAATACAACTTTTTCATTATACGATACTTGTAATATGAAAGCATATATGGTTTTCATATTCTCAGCAAGTTTGAATGATTTCAAGAAGACTCGCATACCATTCGTGACAGGCAGTGCGAACAACAGATTGCTGTACACACTCAGTTGCTTGTCGGCAATTAGTTCGGTGACCTTTTGCAAACAATCTCGTTGTGTGAATGTCAATTCTGCCGGGGGGGTGTTACTGGTGCTGCTCGTGTGTGGACTGTCATCAGATTCCATTTCAGAATGGGTGGTGCTCATACCAAAAGCACCGAACTCTTTGCGCAACCCGGCATCTTGAGGACACACCGAATCACCACACCGGTTACATATATGATTCACGTCGCCGGCATGCAGCGTGGTGAAGGTGTCCCGAATCGCATCGGTCCATTTTTTTGAAGAGAACCGCCCGCCATTGACTCGTAGCAGTTTGCATTTGTACAACAATTTGTAGTAGCAATGACCTTTGCATTTGTGAAATTGGTGCCGAAAGACGGGCCGTTCCGCATACTGTTGCTTCACATATTCGCCCCCTTGTTTGCTCCTCAGCAACCGACTCATTTTGAAATAGAACAACGTGTTCCGCGCCTTAATCGGAAGTCGGTTGCTGCCTCGCACGGGCGGCACAGGTGGGTCATCCAACGCTTGCTCCGACGCTTGCACGGGTGCCACCACCAACAGTTTGTCTGACAGAGCATCTGAAAACGACTCTTCTTCGGTAGCAAACTCCCGACTGCTGGAAGCAGGCAATGCCGCATACTCTGCAGAACCACCCACGTACATTTTACACATCGAATGTGCATCGTACACACAATCCTTTTGGTGGGCAGACTGCTGCATACAGAATCGCAATTCGGGTGAGTGCTTCCCACGGTCCAGACCGACTACATTCTGTAGCAGATAATTGGACAGCGGGATATTTCGCTGCAACGGAACGGTACGGAACACGTAGGCAAACAGTTTCGTTTCCAAAAATACATTTGCAAACCAACTGCGGATAGATGTTTGCAACGCATCTGAAAACGGCGATCCCGACAGAGTCACATTTTCGAGTTGTTCGGTGGACCGAAGCACGACGCGCAGCGCCCGCAAGGGTTGCTGCTGCAACCGTTTCCAAAACCAACGCGTGTCTTCTGATTGGGATACACATTCGACCGAAGCATCCGGATAGGCGTACGTATCTTCCCGACCGAAACGGTGCACGGTGCCGAACGTGTCGCCAACGTAGACCCAATCGTCAGTCACCCGAATCGCATTCCACTGGGTGTGCAGGTTCGTCTCCTTGGAAGCGATGCGAATCGTTCGGTAGACGACCTGCTTCTCAAACCGTAGCTGGGTGGTGGTCGTGTCTTGCACCCACGTGTACGCGTGGACGATGTGGGTATCATCTAAGATGTGCAAGTGCAACCCTTTCGCAGTGTGGGATACACAACAACAGATTGTTAGTTGGGAGGCAGGGTGTTCCACTGCCGACACTAAGGGTGTGCTGGACACCCCGCTGTTCTGGTGGATACTGATGCGTGTCGCACCATCAGACGATGCGCGATAGACACACGCTTCCAGAATCGAATTAGATGTGTGGTGATAGGTGTACGAATCACACTGTGTGTTGGTTCGCGAGTGTCGAAACCATATGGCGTCGGTTCGTTCTACGAGTGTCTTGTTTTGCAACGAATACGCATACTGCTTGTTTCCGTTCGTCTGCAAATGAAGCGTATCGCCTTTCTGGTCTAAGGCAGAGTGCGTGATGTGTTCGTCTCTTTGTGCGAGCGTCTGAAAAGGATGTGTATCGACAATCTGTTGATGCGGGTGCGACGGATCATTCACCGTCACACGCATACGCACACAACTGGTTGCCGTTACCAACAGAATGGATGCATCCTCCATTGCAAACACGCTCTGTGAGCAGACTTGCAGCGGCAACGACACGTACTTCGTCCGCCCGTCACGCCCTTCCCTGATGGACAACTTATTATCGCTGGGTTTGTCAAACGGCGTGTTATCACGCGGGTCTTCCAATATTTCGTATTTGATAGTGCTTGCCTCACGTCGGACGGGTTGGTCGTCGGGATCCATCTCTGAATAGTCGTCTGCATCTGACACGCTGGCGTCGTCGTTCTCAACAACACTATAATCAAATAGAACTGCAAACTGCGGTAAATAAGATTGTAACACTGTATTCGGTTCGTACATTGCGAATGTCGGTGTGAGGACATACGTCACAACGTGCTTCTGTAGCAAGACGTTGTATGCCGATTCTTTGTTTTGGATACCATACTGCGATAAACCACCACTCTCCACGATGTGGAATGCTGCCGCAGTCGTATCGATAACCAGGACATTGGTGCGGGTGACGTAGTGCACCTCAAATGGTTGCTTTGTGTGTGCGTTCAGCAGAGACCGCAGCATGCGACATGCGCTGGATACATTCAGGGGACGAGTGCTGTGGTTCAGGTCCAGGTCCAGGTCGGGCTGCTGTGCTGGTTGGATGTGTACCGATTTCCCACCGACTTCGATGGTAAACTGAAACGCCTTCGGATCGAACGATGGGGTGTGTGCCGACCAGCGTGGAACAGAGATCACACCGTTCAAATTCAGACTGTCGTACGAGTGTCCCTCAATGTGTCTGTATTGCCGGGTATGTTTGGTTTGGTACGTTCGCATGCTCGCTCGCGGGTACGCATGGGCTGCCCCATACAACACGTGCGACAACTGAGACAAGCGTGCCTGATTGGAGAAACTTGCACCGAATGTGTTCATCGACGATTCCGCCTCTTTTGGCGAAATGGACACTGGGTGGTGGGCATCCAGCGCTTCTTCCACGTGGGTTCGGTCTTCTGACGGTTTCTTGTCATAGTGCAATCGGTGCACGTGTGCGAGACTGTCACACAGAGCGAAATGTACATTCTTTTTCAACACGAAATGTTCCGGCATGTTGGAATGCTCCAAAAAGTGGGTGTTCAGTATGTGGATCGGATCGGCGCACTTTTTCTCCGACTGGACATTGAACCACTGTGGTTCAAAGGACTGCTCCATATCATATAACGCTCTCGCACCCCTCTTTAGTAACTTTTTTGATAGTATCTTTTGAGAAATATTCTTATTTTGCTCCATGGAGGGAAGCGCTCTATGAACCGATTGAAAGCAGATCACCTCGTCGGATGCTTCGTCGTCGGGTTGAGGAAAATACACCTCGCGATTCAATGGCAATAACACAGTCTTTTGTGTGGTGTACGAAACATTGTGCAACAGCGGTACAGGCAGATGGGAACGTGCTTCCTGTATGGATACCATCGGTCGAAAGTGTAGCATTGTGTACTCGGATGAACTTGCCCCCCACATAGGACTGTAGTGCAACCGATGGTAGACGAACGACTGGCTCATCTTTCCTAGATGGTTCGCAACCACACGGCTGGAAGCAACCATTTCGGGAGTTTGCAAAAACTCGTCTCTGTCGTACTCCATATGAACTTGACCCAACAGGTGCTCCATTAACGTGTTCGCATCAGACTCGTTCAGTTTTAATAGTACCTTCGTCGGTGGAGTCGCGTAGAACTCCTTCTCGGTTGTGTCTACAAACTGCAATGGCGCTTGAAACGTTGGCCACCCTCTTTGGCGTTCCACGCTACGTTGCGCAAGTTGACAGAAGGCGACACACCGAAGCAAATGATCAGCCTCCGTCTGTTTGTCTACGCGGAGGGTGATTTGGACCT